GATGGCTAACGGCCTTGGTAATCCCCGCAACATGTTCGTGAGGTTCAACTGATCATGGGTATTCGCACAAGCGTCATGAATTTCTTGGGCTTTGGCAAGCTCAACCCACGTTCATTTAGGCGTGGATATAACGGCGCGATGGTGTCGCGGCTCACGTCTGACTGGATGTCGACGCAAGCAAGCGCTGATGCTGAAATTAAGGGCAACTTGCGTCGTTTGCGGGATCGTTCCCGTGAAATGGTGCGGAACAATCCGTACGCAAGGCAAGCGAAGCGGACAACTCAAATCAACGTGATTGGTACGGGCATCAAGCTGCAATCACAAGTCCTGCAACTGCGCGGTAGCAAGCGTGATAACAGGATTAACAACGAGATTGAAGCCAAATGGTCCTATTGGACAAGGCCTAACGCTTGTGACTGCTCTGGTCGCTATAGCTTCCACGATTTTGAGTGGCTTGCTTCTGGCGCAATGTGCGAGTCAGGCGAGGCGATGTTCCGGATCATTCGTAGGCCTTTCGGAGAGTCGAAGGTTCCACTAGGGCTGCAGATGCTGGAAAGTGATCTGCTGGATGAGTCGTATCAAGGAGAGACAAGGGCAAAATCAAACGAATGGCGCAATGGCGTCGAAGTTGACGAATGGGGTCGTCCTGTTCGTTATGCAATTTTGACCCGACATCCTGGAGACAGTTTTTTCCAGGGGAGCAACTCACCAGGCAGGAAGCATGTACTGCTTCCAGCAGATGACGTAATTCATCTGTTTATGCCGGAGCGCCCTGGGCAGAACCGTGGCGTGCCTTGGTTCCACAGTGTGATGGCTGATGCACACCAGCTGCAGGGTTACGAGGAAGCTGCAGTAATTCGTGCTCGTGCAGGCGCGAGCATCATGGGTTTTATCACGAACAATGAGGGTGAACTTATCGCTGATGACGTTGAAAACAACCAGCGCATTAGTGAATTTGAGCCTGGTACTTTTAAGTACCTTTCACCCGGAGAGTCTGTATCAGTCCCCGATATTGACTCGCCAGATCAACAGTTCGAGATGTTCGTCAAGAACAAGGTGCGACGATTTGCATCTGGTTTTGGGTGCTCATACGAAACCTTGAGTCGTGATTTTAGTGACACTAACTACAGCAGCTCAAGGCTTTCTCTTCTTGAGGACCGTGAGCATTGGAGGGTAGTCCAGAAGTATTTGATTGATAATTTCCACATGCGGGTCTATCGCGAGTGGCTCAACCTTGCAGTTCTCAGTGGCTATTGCGATTTCCCTGATTATGAGCTGCGGCCTGAACGTTATGACACCCCTCGTTGGATGCCGCGTGGTTGGAGCTGGGTTGACCCGCTGAAGGAAGTCAAGGCTTACCGCGAAGCGGAACAAGCTGGGTACATGACGAAGTCTCAGGTAATTGCCTATTCGGGTGGCGACTATGACGACAACATTCTTGAGCTGGCGCGTGAACAGCAATTGGCAGCAGATGCTGGAGTCAAACTAGACAAGGATCTTGATTTGACTGACGAGGATATGCAGCTGTCCTTGCTTGAATCAGAAGAACCACAGCCCACCCGAAAGCGGAGCAATGGCAAACGTAAACGGAGTTGAGATTGACCTCATGCCAAACGAGGGCATGAGGACTGAGGCTCAGCGATACAGAGACTGGAAATCTGATGGTGAGGGTGGGGGCACTGATGTTGCTCGCACCAGAGCCGGTCAGATTTTGAGCGGTAATGAGTTAAGTGCAGACACTGTTGTGACGATGTCAGCTTGGTTCGCGAGACACGAAGTAGACAAGCAGGGCAAGGGTTTCAGCCCTGGTGAAGATGGCTATCCAAGTAATGGCAGGGTTGCATGGGCAGCGTGGGGCGGTGACGCCGGCAAGTCTTGGTCAGATGCTCGTTCAAAGCGAGTCAAGAAAGCACGAGAAGGTAGACAACTTATTAGCAATAATGTGGAGGAACTCTTGGACCCTATGGAGCAAGAACAGGAAAGAGCGGCACCTGACGCTCTAAAAGTAGGAGACTATGTCTCTTGGAATTCATCAGGTGGTCGTGCCAGGGGATTGATTGAAGAAATCGAACGCGATGGAAGCATCGATGTTCCAGATTCATCTTTCACCGTCAATGGCACAGCGGATGATCCTGCTGCCTTGATTTGTGTCTACCGTCAAGATCCAGACGGTGGTTACATAAAAACGGAAACTAGAGTTGGTCACCGCTTTAGCACCCTGACCAAGATTGAGCCTCTTGCATTAGCGGAGGAAAGAGCAAAGCCAGGTGATCTGAGCAGAGGTGATTTTGTTTCTTGGAACACTCCTGGTGGCCGTGCCCGCGGCAAAATCACGAGAGTTGAGCGAAACGGCAAAATCGATGTGCCTGGAAGCTCTTTCGAGATCAATGGCACAGAAGAGGATCCAGCCGCTTTGATCGCGATTTATCGGGATCGGGAAGAGACTGATATCTTCGCTGGGCATCGATTTAGCGCTTTGACAAAGATTGCTGCGATTCGGGATGAGCAGCCTGAGAAGAAGCGCTCAGTAGTCGGTGAACGGATGCAACGCACCGAGGCAACTGAAATTCGCACGATTGACGAGCGAACCTTTGAGTTTCCTTTCAGTTCTGAGTATCCGGTTTCGCGGTATTTCGGTTCTGAAGTGCTGAGTCACGACAGCAAGGCCCCAAATTTCATGCGTCTGAATGACGGCGCACCATTCCTGTTCAACCACAATCCAGACAAAGTTTTGGGTGTTGTTGAGCGGGCTTATCTGGACGAGGACAAAAAACGCGCTTATGCCAAAATTCGTTTTTCACGATCTGATTTTGCCAAACAGTATCTAGATGACGTTAAAGACGGCATCTTGCGCGGTATTTCGTTTGGTTATTCGATCGACGAAGTAGAGCAAAGAGAAGAGGGAGTTCTTGCTACTAGCTGGACTCCTCACGAACTCAGCTTAGTTTCAATTCCAGCTGACCCCACAATTGGAATTGGACGTTCCCTTCTTTCAAAAGAGCCTGTTATGCCTGAATCTTCTCAACCTGAAGACACTATTATTGCAAACGAAGCTCCTGTTGAAGAACAGGAAACTCGCTCAGCGGTCACGACCGCATCTACACCCACCCCTGTTATGGAAGATCAAGCTCCAAACTTGGAGGTGATCCGGTCGGAGGCTAAAAAGGCCGAAAAAGACCGCGTTGCTTCTATCAACGCCCTTGGTGCTCAGCACCGTATGGCAGATCTGGCACAAGAGCTAATCGATGGAGACAGCTCCCTTGATGAAGCTCGTGCTGCAATCCTCGAAAAACTCGGAACCCGTCAAGTGGAACAGCCCATTCGTTCTGCCGATGTCACCTCTAACGATGTCGGTCTCTCCCAGAAAGAAGTAAAGCGCTTCAGCTTCGTTCGTGCGCTGAACTATCTGTCATCTCCTGGCGATGCAACTGCACGTCGCGATGCTGAGTTTGAGATCGAGGTTGGTCAAGCTGCTGCTAAGCAGTACGACCGCTCTTCAAACGGCATCGTGGTTCCTAACGAGGTGCTGCGCCGCGACTTGAACGTTGGCACTGCTACTGCCGGCGGCAACTTGGTTGATGATGTGCTGCTGAGCGGCTCTTTCATTGACCTGCTGCGCAACAAGCTTGCATTGGCTGGTGCTGGCATGACCACTCTGAGTGGCATCAACGGCAACATTTCAATTCCTAAGCAATCTGCTGCTGCAACTGCTTACTGGGTAGGCGAGGGTTCTTCCCCTACTGAGTCTCAGCAAACCATTGAGCAGGTGAATCTTTCACCTAAGACTTGTGGTGCTTTCGTGGATTATTCCCGCAAGCTGCTGCTTCAGTCCAGCATTGACATCGAGCAGATGGTCCGCAATGACCTGGCTCAGGTGTTGGCTCTTGAGCTGGATCGTGTTGGCCTGAATGGTTCTGGTTCTTCTAACCAGCCTCTCGGTATCATCAACACCACTGGTATTGGCACTCAGTCATTGACCAGCTTCGGAACCTTTGCTGAGTACATCGGCATGGAAACCGATGTTGCTGTTGCTAACGCTGACGCTGGCGCTTTGCGTTACATCGTCAACGCTTCTGCCCGTGGCGCTCTGAAGAGCACTGAGAAGGCAAGCGGCACCGCTCAGTTTGTTTACGAGAACGACGAGATCAACGGTTACCCCGTGACGGTCTCTAACCAGCTTGCAAACAATGATGCACTGTTTGGTGATTTCTCTCAGCTGATCATGGCCATGTGGTCTGGTCTGGATCTGACCGTTGATCCGTTTGCAGGTGCAACTGCCGGCACCGTTCGCATCATTGCTCTGCAAGATGTGGACTTCGCTGTTAAGCAGCCTGGCGCATTCTGCTACGCCACTTGATACTGGTGGTTCATTACGTCGTTCTGACTCATGAAGGTTGAAATTCTGAGGCCAGTAATGATTTCCGGGGAGCCTGCTGACGCGGGCTCCATTTTGGAAGTCGAGAACAGTGCAGCTGTGACCCTTATCGGTCTCGGCAAAGCCATTGAGCATCAACAGGAAGCTGTCGCTTGTCCCGCCAAACCTCCGGTAGAGGAAGAGGCACCTTCTTGCCCACCAAAAAAGCCCACTACTCGCAAGAGGACTAAGGAATGAGCATCGGCAACACTCGACGGACTTTGACCGTCCTGTCTTTTGCCCCTAATGACGTTGTCACTGCAACTGGCAACGAAACAGGGGTTGACCTTCTTGATTATGAAGGCGACATCACTTTGATTCTGGATGCTGAAGCTGGTGGCTCAGGCATCACATATGCAGTCAAGGTGCAGGATTCGGCTGACAACAGCACTTTTGCTGACGTGACCGATGCTGCTTTCACCACGACAACTGCTAACACAGCTCTTGTCGAGACTCTCACGGTTAACACCGATGAGATCAAGCGTTATGCCCGTGCCGTCATCACCGTTGCAGGTGGTACAGGTGCAGGAGCTGTAAGCGTCACCGCCTTGGGACGTAAGAAGTACAACTGACCCTGACTTTTGCCCCCGGTCATCCGGGGGCTTTTTCATATGGCACTTAATTTCCAAGAGGACCTCGACGCTTTCTTTGATACGCCAGGTTTCACTGTGCCAGTTGTTTTTGGCTCTACCACTGGCGTTGGTTACTTCGAGTCACCAGACGAAGTCGTTGCTGACGGAGTCTTGTTGACTACAGA